TTGAGTAATACTCCTTTTTTGGATGTATCTCAATTTTGGAGCAAAGCCCCATTTGTTAATTCGTTTATAGATTCTAATACCCCCACCAACTGGCCTGATCCTTGGCATTTAGTGCTGGATAATCAATATGATGATCTTGCAATTGCCCTCGGAATGCTGTACACTATTAAATTAACACAGCGGTTTATAGACTCAAATTTTGAGATACATATGTCTATGCCAGAACAAAAAAAATCTCAAAAATTTTTCCTTGTTGTTAACAAAAAACATGTTTTAAACTACGAGTACGCATCAGTAGTTGATGTGTGCCAAATGAAATGCCCAACCAACATTATTTGGTCAGGCACAGATTTACCATAAATATTGTTTCAAAAGATTTGCAGAGAAGATACACATGACTATTACAGTAATTAAAAGAGACGGAAGTAAAGAACCACTGACTATTGAAAAATGGCAAAATCAAGTAGCAAAAGTCTGCAAAGGGATCGCTGATGTAAGTCAGTCAATGATCGAAATTAAAGCGCAGTTACATTTTTATGATGGCATCACAACTGAAGACATTGACGGTATTACTCTCCGTGCAATAGTTGATCTAATCGATGTTGAACAAAATCCAGATGTTGGGCATACTAATTACCAATTCGTAGCAGGCAAGCAACGACTGAGCATGCTACGCAAAGACGTATACGGGTCTTATACAGTTCCAAGTCTGTATTCTATTGTAAAGAAAAATATTGAAATTGGTCTCTATACAACAGAACTTCTTGAGTGGTACAGTGAAGACGACTGGAACAAGATGAATGACATGTTGGATCACGATAAAGATGAGCAATATTCATATGCTGCCATTGAACAATTGATCGAAAAGTATCTTGTTAAAAATCGTGCAACTAAGGAAACTTATGAGACTCCACAAATTCGTTACATGGTGGCAGCGGCCACTGTGTTCCACAAAGAAGAACCAAACGCCTCAAGGATGCGATATATTAAAGAATATTATAATGCGGCTAGCGATGGTTTGTTTACTCTTGCTACACCCGTGTTGGCTGGTTTGGGGACTCCCACCAAACAGTTTTCAAGTTGCGTACTTATTCGCTCCGACGACGATCTGGATTCTATTTTTGCTAGCGGCGAAATGATGGCCAAATATGCTAGCAAACGTGCTGGCATTGGTTTAGAAATCGGTCGTCTAAGATCACTAGGTAGTCCCATCAGAGGTGGGGAGATCATGCATACAGGTATGGTGCCATTCTTGAAGAAGTGGTTTGGAGACCTACGCTCATGTTCACAAGGAGGCATTCGTAATGCTAGTGCTACTGTATTCTATCCTATTTGGCATCTTCAGTTTGATGATCTTATTGTGCTTAAGAACAACCAAGGAACCGAAGAAACACGAGTCCGTCATATGGATTATGGGGTTGTGCTTAGTGCTTTCTTCTGGAGACGATTCAAGAACAAAGAAAACATAACGTTCTTTGATCCCAATGAAGTGCCTGACTTGTACGAAGCATTCTATCAAAACACTGAACGCTTTGAAGAACTGTATGTCAAGTACGAAAAACGTAAAGACTTACGTAAAAAGTCTATGAGTGCTGAAGAAGTATTCAAGAGTGGTATACTAAAGGAGAGAACTGATACAGGCAGAATATATCTTGTGTTCATTGACAATGTAATGAAGCAAGGGCCGTTTGATCCTGAATACCACACTATATATCAGTCAAATTTATGCTGTGAGATCTTATTACCTACGAAATCATTTAAGAGGCTCGACGATCCAGAGGGCAGAATTGCTCTTTGCACCCTTGGGTCCATTAACTGGGGTGCCTTCCGCAATCCTGAGGACATGCGCCGTGCTTGTCGTATACTCCATCGTAGCCTTAACAATATTCTTGATTATCAAGATTTTCTAAGTATACAAAGCAAACTAAGCAATGATGAAATTCGCCCACTAGGCATTGGAATTACCAACTTAGCTTATTGGCACGCCAAGCGCAGTCTAAAGTACGGTGAGAAGGATGCACTAGGCGAAATCAAATCGTGGATGGAACACCAAGCATTCTACTTAACTGAGGCAAGTGTTGAGTTAGCTAAGGAACGAGGCAAGTGTGAAGGCAGCGATCAAACACGATACGGACAAGGTGTGTTTCCGTGGGAACTACGTGCTAATGGTGCTAACGAACTAGCAGACTTTACTCCAGAACTAGATTGGGAAACACTACGCACACAAATGAAAGAGCATGGAGTTCGTAACGCTACGCAAATGGCCGTGGCCCCTGTTGAGTCTAGCAGCGTTGTTATTAATTCAACTAACGGTATTGAAATGCCAATGAGTTTAATTACAGTTAAAGAATCTAAAGCAGGATCATTTACGCAAGTAGTTCCCGAATATCATAAACTAAAAAACAAATACCAATTAATGTGGGACCAAAAAGATTGCACAGGTTACTTGAAGACAGCCGCAGTTATTGCCGCTTATGTAGACCAAAGTATTAGCACTAATACATTTTACAATCCAGCACACTGGGCCGACCGCAAGGTGCCAACTACTTTGATTGCCAAGAACTTGATGCAAGCACATGCTTGGGGATTGAAAACATTCTACTACAGCTTGATCAATAAAGCAGGAAGTAAAGCAAAAGAAGAACGCACACCCGAAGTTCACTACAACGGGTTTTATAACGAAAGAGAATTGATCGACGAGGATGATGATTGCGAGGCTTGCAAGCTATGAGCTATGGCTTTATTAGAAACACCATTCTTAGAGAAGGCAAACCAGATTCATTAAAGATCAAAGAATTGCCCTATGGTGTTAAGGACTTAGCACCTGCGATATCGAGAGATACTATTGACTACCACTATGAAGAGTTAGCCAAGACCTATGCTAAACGATACAATGCCAACGAAGGCGACCCGGACTTTAACGAGGCTGGAGTCTTCTTGCATAACATCTTGTTTCAGCAATATCAAAAACCTAGCGACAATAACTTACCAACAGGTAAGGTATTAGAGTTAATTGAAAAACATTATACTTCATTTGCAGGCTTTAAAGAAGCATTCTTAAAAGAAGCAATGTCAATTCAAGGCAGCGGCTGGGCGTATCTGGCCCGCGACGGCAAGATCAAAACTATTGTTAATCATGAGATTAAAAAAGACATTGTGGTATTAGTAGATTGGTGGGAACACGCCTGGGCATTAGACTATCAATCAGACAAGAAATCATATTTAAAAAATCAATGGACAATTATAAACTGGGAGCACATAAATGAGTCAAGCGCAATATAATCTAAACACAAAAACAGACTACCTAAGCCGTAGGATGTTTCTGGATCCAGCAGGTCCAGTTACTATTCAGCGGTTTGAAGAAGTCAAGTATCCTAAAATACAAAAAATTGAACAAACAGCACGTGGCTTCTTCTGGGTTCCAGAAGAAATTAGTCTAAGTAAAGATAGTAATGATTTTAAAGATGCCAGCGATGCAGTCAAGCATATCTTTACAAGTAACTTGCTACGCCAAACAGCCTTAGATAGTTTGCAAGGCCGCGGACCAGCACAGGTGTTTACTCCGTGTGTTAGTTTGCCAGAAGTTGAAGCGTTAATGTATAACTGGAGTTTCTTTGAAACAAACATTCACAGTCGCAGTTACAGCCACATCATTCGTAACATCTATAATGTTCCTAAAGAAGTTTTTAACACAATTCATAACACCAAAGAAATAGTAGACATGGCCAGTAGTGTTGGCAAATATTATGACGAGTTGCATAGAATTAACTGCATGAAAGAAATAGACGGATCAGTTAATGAAGAAGCGCACATTAGAGCAATTTGGATGGCACTGAATGCAAGTTATGCACTAGAAGCATTCCGCTTCATGGTATCATTTGCTACAAGTTTGGCCATGGTTGAAAACAAAATCTTTGTTGGTAATGGCAACATCATCAGTTTGATCCTACAAGATGAAGTGTTGCATAAAGAATGGACTGCCTTGCTAATCAATACAGTAACTAAAGAAGACGAACGATTTGCTAGAGCAAGAGAAGAATGTGCCGACGAAGTGTATAATATGTATCTAGATGTTATTAGAGAAGAAAAAGCATGGGCTGACTATCTTTTTGTAAAAGGACCTGTTATTGGCCTTAACGCTAATATTTTAAAAGAGTTTGTTGATTATACAGCAGCCACAGCATTAAAAGACATTGGTATCAAGTACAATAGTCCTTCACCTAAGTCAACTCCTATTCCGTGGTTCAATAAGCATAGTGATACAAGCAAAAAACAAACTGCATTACAAGAAAATGAATCAACAAATTATGTTATTGGAGTCATGGGAGAAGGTATTGACTACGATGAATTACCCATGCTATAATGTGTTATGAAAACCTTTAGAGAATACATAAACATTATAACAGAATCTACATCAGTAAATGATGATTGGTTCAAGGATGGCGGATTCAAAACCTACAAACACCCTGCCAAAGAACGTTATGAGATTGCAGATGAGCCTGGCACTATTGATACGCTCGAAGGCCCAGTTAAGTATCCTGCGGGCTACTATATCATGACTGGCCCAAAAGGCGAACAGTATCCTATCAGTCCAGAAAAGTTTGTTGAACTTAAGGACGATCTAGGCGATGGTGTTTGCACACCAAAGAAGATTGTAAAATGGGCTAAGTTAGCCGATCATTCTGGATCAGTTGATACTAGCTGGGGTGAGAAGTTACACTATAATCCCGGCGAAGATGTTATTGTTCGTCACAGTGAAAATGACTACGGGGTTGTAAAGAAAGATATCTTTGCACAAACATATGACACAAAGGAAATGATGTGAAAGCGATAGTATGGAGCAAATATAATTGTCCTTATTGTGATCAAGCAAAGGCATTATTAAAACAAAAAGGTATTCCGTTTGAAGAAAAGAAAATTGGGGACGGATACACTAAAGAAGAATTGTTAGAAGCAGTTCCAACTGCAAGAACAGTACCACAGATTTTCTTAAATGAAGAATTAATCGGTGGATTTACAGAATTAAAGAAAAGGTTAACAGATGCTAATTGATAAAGGCGTAAGCCCAGGCGAAGTAGTTACAATTAAAATGACGACTGGCGAGGAACTTCTAGCTAAACTAGTTGAAGAAAAACCAGACGGTTACAAAATTACTCGACCTATGGTATTAAGTGTAACACAACAGGGAATTGGAATGATGCCTTACATCTTTACAGTTCATCCAGACAAAGAATTTGTTTTGAATAAAACAGCAATCACTACAATAGTTGCTACTGAACCAGATTTTGCTAATCAATACATTCAAAGCACAACAGGTATTAGGTTAGCCTAAGGAGAAAATTATGCCAGCTGTAGCTAGACAAGGCGACCCAACAACAACCGGACACGGATGTGATGCTACATCAACAGTGGTTGGACCGACCGGCGCAGGTGCAAAGGTATTTGTTAACGGGATAGCTGTTGAGTGCCAGGGAGATCCAGTTGCCCCGCATACTATTCCATCCGGACCAATTTGTGTTGGTCATTCAGCAGTTATTAATGTTGGATTAGGTACAGTTAAAGTTGGTGGAAAGTCATTGGCCCGAGTCGGTGATTCAACTGACGGTGGCGCCATCACTGCAGGTAGTCCTAACGTGTTTGCAGGATAACATGAAAAAACTATTTTGGAACATATTAGGTTTTTTAAGTTTAGGAATGGCTTATGTTGGATTTGTTACTCCTGGTATTCCCTTCTCAATTTTCCTAGTGTTTTCGGCCTATTGCTTTGCCAAGGTAAATCCTAAGATGCATGCCTGGTTGTACAACCATAAATGGTTTGGACCATTCTTGACCAACTGGGGAGAGAAGCGTGTGTTCCCCAAAAGTGGAAAGATCTTCATGGTAGTGGTCATGGAGAGCAGTTTACTCATCATGTGGTTTACTACAGGAAATCTCAAAGCAGTGGTCTATACAGGTATCACTATGTTGTTGGTTGCTATTTGGGCATGGAGATA